TGGCCTGCTCGACATCGGTTAGGGCCTTCGCGGCGCGAACGATGCCGTCGTAGGTGGCGGCCTTGCCGAGATCGGCCAGGAAGTCCTCCGCGGCCTTGGCGTTCGAGTTGGCGGCGGCGGTGACGAAGCTGGAGCCCGCCCCGACGAACGCGCCGCGGGCCATCTCCCTCTTGAGCGCGTCCACAAGGGCGGCGCCCGCGTCGGCATAGCCGGTCAGGGTCGCGCCATTGAGCCCGAGCACCGCGCCGTTCTGCCTCTGTTCGACGTGCACGGCCGTGTTGCCCAGCCGGGCGCCGGAGAGCGCAGCCACCGCGCCGAACGCCTGGCCGATGCCGGCGGAAAGCCGCGCCGCGGCCTGGGCGTCCCCGCCGTTGTCGGTGTTGCTGTAGCCGGAGGTCGCACCGCCGCTGCTGACGAAGCCGGAGCCGTAGCGCGGGCCGATGCTGGGGCGCCCGCCGAACAGTCCGCCCAGGGCCGTGCCCGCGAAGCCACCCACGATGGCGCCGAGGGGGCCGCCGGCCGCGCCGAGGATGGAGCCCAGCGCCGCCGAGCCGGCCGCGCCGCCGGCCACCGAGCCGACCATGCCGCCGATCGTCCCGCCGATGCCGCCGCCCAGGCCGAGCGCGTTGGCGCCCAGCGAGCCGATGAAGCCCCACGGCGACGCCGACAGGCCGTTGGCGAATGCGTTGCCAGCGCCTGTCAGCACCGCGCCGCCGGTCATGTCGAGCGCCATGCCGCTGGCCGCGCTCGACAGGCCGATGGCTTGGCCGAAGGAGCTCGTGGCGATGCTCGATCCGATGCCGAACAGGGTGCTGGAGCCGCCGGAGAACAGGTTGCCGAGGCTCGACGCGCCGCTCAGCAGCGACATGGAGCCCCCGGCCCCGCCGCCCACGGCCGGCACGCCCCCGGCGCCCGGCGCCTGGATGCCGAACAGGCCCGGCACGGCGCTCACGATGGGTGTCACGATCGGCAGCACGATCTGCGCGTTCAGCGCCTCGACGGCGAGGCGCTTGAAGATGTTCTTGAAGAAGTCGAGGAAGTCCTGGGCCTTGCCGTTGCCGGTCATGGCGTCGAACAGGGTCTCGGAGACGTCCTCGCCGATCTGGCGGGCAGTGCGGTCCACCTCCTCGGCATAGGCCTTCGCCGCCTCGACCGCCTTCCTATAGGCCGGGTCCGCGTCGCGAACGGCCCGGTTATAGGTGTCCTGGTCGATCCGGCCGCGCCCCAGCAGGCCCTGCAGGCGGCGGACCTCGGCGCCGTAGCGCTCGGCCTCGGTGCGCGTCTCGGCGTAGACGCGCGCGCCCTCGGCGATGTCGTCGTTGATGACCGCCTGGGCGCGCTCGGAGGCCGCCCGGCGCGCGTCGTCGTATTCCTTGGCCCGCGCGTTGGCGAGGTCGTTGACCGCCTTGGCGAGCCGCTCCTTCTCCTGCTTGGCCTTGCGCTCGGCCTCGCTGGAGACCTTGACCGCGTCGGCGTATTCCCTCTCCGCGGCGGCCTTCAGGCGGACGTAGTCGGCCTCGCCGATGCCGCCCCGGTCGGGCCCGGCCGCGCGCAGGCGGTCGAGCTCGGCCATGCGCTGGCGCAGCTCGTTGCGCGCCTTCTCCTCCTTCACCAGGTCCTGGGTGATCTTCGCCGTCGCGGCCCGGTTGGCCGCCAGCTCGGTCTCGCGCTTGGCGTTGGCGGCGATTCCGGCCTCGGCGTCGGCCCGGATTTGGGCCGCCCGCTCCTCGGCCACGACCAGCTGCCGGACGGCGGCGATGCGCCGGTCCAGTTCGGCCGTCTCCTCGGCCGGCACCGGCGTGGTCGCGTACTGGCCGTTGGCCATCCGGGTGCGGGCGACGCCGTCGGCGCCGATCTTCGCCCGCTCGGCCTCCAGCCGGGCCAGCACGGCGGCGGGCGTCTCGGACGCGATGGCGCCGGTCAGGCCGTCGACCAGCGAGGCGATGCCGGAGAGGACCGAGGCGAGCTTCTCGGACACGCCGAGGCTCTCGTCCAGCCGGCCGAGGAACCGGTCCCACGAGGCCGCCAGGACGTTGCCGGCGCGCTCGACCGTCATCGGCATCCGGGCGAACTGCTCGTTCGCCTCCTCGGCCGTCTTCAGCAGCGCGCGGAAGACCCGCTCGGCGGTGAGCTGGCCGGCCGCGCCCATCTCGCGCAACTGCCCCACCGACACGCCCAGCTCGCGCGCCAGCGCCTGGCCGAGCAGCGGCATGTTCTCCAGGATCGAGCGCAGCTCGTCGCCCTGCAGCCGGCCGCTGGCCAGCGCTTGGCCGAGCTGCACCGCGCCGGCCGTGGCCTCCTGGGTGGTTGCACCCGAGACGATGCCGAACTTCTGCACCGCCTCGACGAGGGTCACCACCTCGCCGCGGGTCGCGCCGACGGCCTGGGCCGCGATGTTGAAGCGCACGAACGAGCCTGCGCTGTCGGCCACCGCGACGCCGGTCTGCTGGGTGATGCGGTAGAGGCGCTCGTAGGTGTCGACCGCCGACGCCGTGTCGCCGGTGGCGGCGCGCAGCCGGCCGAGCGTCGCCGTCATCAGGTCGCCGCCGCGCACCAGCTCCGCGGCGAACTTGGCGACGGCCGCGCCGCCGGCCGCGGCGGCGGCGCCGACGGCCAGCGCGCCGACCGAGACGCTGCCGAAGACGCCGACCATCTGGGCGCCCTGGGTCACCAGCGTGCGGAACACCGGGGCGCCGCTGGCGAGGCTCTGGAAGGTGTTGAGCACCCCGGCCTGGAACACCTGCTGCTGGCGGTGGCTCAGCGCCGTCGAGCGGGCGAGGTTGTCGTTGGCGGTGGCGAGGCTGCGGGCGGCGCCGGCCGCCTGCTCCTGGGCGCGGCGCATGGCGTCCTGGACGCGCGCCGCCAGGGCCGCGGCCTCGCCGCCGGCCCGCACCGCGGCGGCCAGCGTCTCGTTCTCCCGGGCCAGGCGCCGGGCGGCGGCCGCCGCCGGGTCGTAGCGGCCCTGCAGCGCCTCCAGCTTGCGCCGCAGGTCGTCGGCGGCGGGCCCGGCGGCGCCCTTCGCCAGGGCGTCGTTGACCGCCTTGAAGGCGCGCTCGCCCTGGGCGCCGACCTGCTCGAGGGCGCGCCTGACCTTGTCCGCGTCCTCGACCGAGAGGCGGATGGAGACGGAATTGCCTTTGGCCATGGGTCACTCCACCGCGCGGGCGAGGGCCGCGTCGAGCATGCGCTGGGCCGCGGCCTCGGCCGCCTTGAGGTCGAGCAGCTTCTTCACCCGCACCTGGCGGACCAGCAGGAACAGGGCGACCGAGGCGTTGGGGCGCCGGCCGCCGCCGCGGCGGAACTCCGTCTCGCCGCCGCGCGTCGTGGTCGAGGCGTCGGCCACCAGCAGGGCGCGGCCGGGGCCGATCTCGACGAAGCGCAGGCCGTCGAAGACGGTCCTGGCGCCGTCGATGTCGGACCACCGCGGCTTGATCGCGCCGGGCGACCGGAAGCCCTCGTTGTCGCGGCGGCGCGGCAGCCGGTCGAGGCCCCGGCGGATCGCCTCAGGCAGCGGGATTGCGAGCCACTTCCCGCCCCTGGCCGTGACGGTGCCGCCGCGGTCGAAGGCGGCATGGATGCGCGTCGCCTTGGAGTAGACGACGGCGCTGGGGCCGAGCGACCGCCCGCGCTTGCCGCGGAACTCGGCGATGCGCCAGGCCTTCTCCAGCCCGGTTCCGAGCCGGGCCGCCTGGACCTGGGCGCGCAGGATGGCCTGGACGCCCTCGGCGACCCCGCCGACGGCCGCGCGGATGCGGCCGCCGAGCTCCTCCTGCTGCTCCGCCAGGATGGCGCGGATGTCGCCGCTGACCTTGCCGACGAAGAGTGCCATCGGATTCCCCCCGCCGCGGGTCAGGCCCGCATCCGCGCCGCCGCCTCGTCCATGAGGTCGAGGGCGTCGAGCATGACGGCCGCCTGGTCGCCCGCCCCGCCGGATCCCGGCAGCGGCCCGACCACCGGGATCGCCCCCGCCGCCATGCCCCGGATCAGCGCCGGCATCGGCCGGCACTGCCGCCATATCTGGACCATCGCCCAGGCCCAATCCGGCACGCCGAGGCGCGGATTGCGCTCGTGGCGCTCGCCGAACAGCTCCCACGCCGAGCCGTCGGGCGCGGCCTCGCCGCCGCGGAAGTCGCCGGGGCGCACGGCGACCGCCACGGCGACCATCAGTTTTTTCTCTGCGTCTCCGTCGGCCGCAGCAGCTCGAGCGCCTTGGACCCGACCGCCAGGGCGTGGAGCTGCGGCACCTCGGCCAGCAGCTCCTCGGGCAGGCGCCCGCCGACCCGGCGGAACCTGGCCCCGACGTTCTCCCAGCCGACGCAGAACATCTGCATGGCGACCAGCGGGGCGACCTCGAGGTAGTGCGCCCGCTTGGCCGCGACCGCGAGGAACTCGGGGACCTCGGCCAGCACCGGCTCGATCCCGGCCAGCAGCGCCGCGTGCTCCGGGTCGGGCTCGCGGCCTTCGCGCCGGTCGGCCTCGACGGCGTCCACCGCCTCCAGCAGGGCCTCGGCGTTGGCCGGGGCGCTCTCGCGGATCACCGCCCGCATCACGGCGTAGGCCTGGGCGTCGGACGGATAGGCGGCGCCCCTCAGCGTCATCTCGCGGTTGAACGCGGCGCGCTCGAAGACGCTCGCCGGCTTGACGTAGTAGGTCGGGGGATCGTCCTGCCCTTCGCAGTCGGGCGGAATGACGGGCACGCGGTCCTTGGCCGAGATCGGCAGCATGGGGGTCTCCGTTCGCAGGGTTTCGCAGTTCGCAGAAGGTGGGCGGGCGGCGCTGCGACCCGCCGCCCGCCCGGCCCCGGCCGGGGCGTCTCAGGCCTACCAGAAGCAGAGGAAGGCGCCGCTGTCCTGCCCGCGCGGGAAGAACTGCACCTGCTCCGTCATCAGGCCGTTGGCGTCACCGGGGGCGTAGCCGGTGTAGAAGGCCGCAGGGATCGTGAGCGCCACCCGGCGGCCGGTGCCGCTGGCGTTGCCGCCGGTGACCCGGGCGTGGACGATCTGCTCGGTGCCGGCCCGGAACGCCGCCATCAGGTCGCGGGTGGCGACCAAGGTGGCGTACGGGTCCATCGACCCGCTCATATTGCGGCGCACGATGTCGGGCGGATCGAAGCCCTCGGTGGCGTTGGGGTTGGCCGGGAACACCAGCTCGACGCCCGCGTCCAGCGAGAGCGTCTGCAGCGCCGCGAGGCTCCGCGCGATGCTCATGTGCGAGTTGCGGAAGGTGCCCGGGCGGGTGCCGTCGTAGGTGACGGTCGGCACCGCGGCATCGGCCTTGCCCTCGTAGAGGGCCGAGAAGGTGAAGGTGGCCTTGCAGGCGCCCGCCGCCGTGAACTCGAACGAGACGGTGCCCCGCGCGCCTTTGAAGCGGTAGCGGACGCCGTCCATGAACACCTCCATGGACAGGCTGGGGATGTTGATCGAGGCCGGCGAATACAGGACGTTCGGCGGAATTTGGTAGCTCGTCGAGACGCCCGGCGCGCCGCTGAGCGTGTCGGTGACGGTCGCGACCTTGCCCGAGGTGTAGTCGGTGATGAAGGTCTCGGCCGCCACCGTCCCGGTCAGCACCAGCGGCATGCCGCGGTAGGCCTGGGCCACGGCGCTGGCCGAGGTGCCGAGGTTGACGGTCGTCGTCGTGCCGCCAGCCGCGCAGGCCTCGGCCGCGACGGGGACCGCCGCTGCGGTGATGGTCTCGGCCCAGCCGCAGGCGCGCAGCATGTCGCCGAACTCGGGGGCGGTCGCGGCCGTGCCGGTGCCCTTGAGGTAGACGGCGAAGCTCACCTGGGCGTTCATGCCGCCCAGGATGGGGCCGCGGCCGTCGAGCGAGCCCGTCACCTCGTCGGTGGTGACGTTCTGCGGGTTGAAGCTGATGGAGGGGTTCTCCACCAGCACGCCGTCGGTGGCGGCGGACGGCGCCACGAAGGTGCCGTTCGTCGTCTCCACCTTGGCGAGGACGGCGGCGTTGCGGGTGCGAAGCGCCATGGGATCAGCCCTCCTGGCTCTGGCTCGCCTTCGCCGATGCCGGCTCGGGCTTGGTGGCGGCCTTCACGGCCGGGGCCTTCGCCCCTTCGGGCTGGGGCAGGTGCGGGTTGTGCTCGGGCCGGGGCGGCTGGAGGCCGCCTTCGGTCATGTGGGCGGTGACGCAGGCGCGCGGCGGCGCCTCCGCCACCCGGTGCGGCGCGGTCTCGGCCATGGTCGTGGCTCCTGGGGCTAGAGGGGGCCTAGGGCGGTCGGGTCGCCGTAGGCCGTTGCGAAATCGACTTCGACGGCAAGGTTGAAGCCGGCGGTGGGCTTGCCGCCCTCCTCCCGGCTCAGCAGCATGTCCAGGCGGCCCTCACGCAGGTCGATGGCGACGCCGCCCAGCGAGGGGTCGGCCTTCAGCCGGGCGACGACGGCGCCGTAGAGCGCGTTGGCGGCCTGGCCTGCCTCCTTCCCGGTCTTGGCGCTGACCCACCCCTCGATGTCGAGGCTGAGGGTGTAGCGGGTGACCTGGGTGGTGCCCTCGTCCGCGTCCTGGGCGCCGTCGACGACGACTATCGTGGGGAAGCGCGTCACCGGCTCGTCCCGGTTCCGCTCCACCGTCGCGCCGCCGACGCCGCCGGAAGCGGCCAGGAGGCCCTCGACGGCGGCGATGCAGCGCTCGCGGATGGTGTCGGGCATGTCAGGCCTCCGTCAGGCTGAGGCGCCACAGCAGGCGGTCGGCATCCGGCCGTTCGGCCCGCTTCACGCGGTAGGCGGTGCCGTCCACCGTCAGGGTGTCGCCCTCGGAGACGGCCGGCAGCTCGGACACGCGCACCTCGGCCAGCTTCGTGGCGACGGTGGCGCGGGTGTCGAAGCCGTCGATGTCGCGGTCGGGGGACTTCAGCACGGCGCGCACCGGGGTGGCGGCGCCGTCGCTGGCGCGGGTGTGGACCGCTCCGACCGCCATGCTCGCATCCGCGAACAGGGCGTCGAGCATGGCGGCGAAGACGGTCATGGTCAGAAGCTGCCGTTGAGGCGCACGGTGCCGGTCGCGGACGGGTTAGCCGCCGCGGCCACCGCGACGCCGATCAGCGTGTTGCCGGACGCCGTCGTGGTGCATTCCTTGGCGGTGTTGTCCCAATAGACCTTGGCGCCCACGGTCCAGGCCTGGGCGGAGGTCTTCTTGAGGTCGAACACGCCGGTGGCCTTGCCCTGGACGGGCGCGCCGTTGGCCGCGGTGGCGACCGCGACCGCGAAGATCGATCCGACCAGGAGGCCGTCGCCGCTGCTCACGGCATAGGGCGCGGTGAGGGACAGCACGTCGCCGTCCTGCACGAAGTTCTTCATCGCTGTTCTCCAGAAACGGCGAGGGCGGCACGCCGGCCGCCCTCAGCGCCGCAGGTTGACGGGGCCGGTTACACGCCCGGGTTCTTGTAGAGGCCTTCCCAGGCCAGGGCCTTCACGCCCGCGTCCATGCGGACCTTGAACTCCAGGCCGTCGACCTTCCAGCCCTCCTCCTGCTCCAGGGTCGGGCTCTGGACGCCGTCGAGGTAGGCCACCTCGATGGTGTCGGTCGCGGCCGCGTTGGCCGCGGCATACCAGGCCGCGGCGCTGGCGGCGTCGAGGCGGGCGTCGGAGATCACCTCCGCGATGCCGCGGACGCTGTTCGGCACCCGCTGGGTCTTGCTCGGGTCGAACTCGCTCTCCACCACCACCTTCGTGGCGCCCTCGAGCGCCACCGGAACCAGCAGGTAGGTCGGGCGGATGTTGAGGGCCACAGAGTTGCCGCTGCGGTCCTTCTGGGTCGCCATCGCCACCCGCATGGCGTCGAGGGTCGCGGTGCTGGGCGCGGCGCCCGCGCCGGCCAGGTTCTTGTGGTCGGCATGGAACAGCGCCTTGCCGTCCGACATGGTCGGGTTGCCGGTCAGCACTGCGTAGACCAGGTTGCCGACCGTGCGGATGGCGGCCCGGCCCATGCGCTGCGGGATGCGGGTGAAGACCGACATGTCGTCGTTGATGATGGCCTGCCGGGTGATGCTGAACATCTCGCCGTAGGTGGCGAGCTGGATGGTCTCGCCGCGGTCGCCGATGGTGGCGTAACGGTATTCGGCGCCCTCCGGCACCTCGCGCAGCGACGGGAAGGCGTTCAGGTCGATGCGGCTGGCCGGCTTGAAGTCGGTCAGGGTGCCGGCGAACGTCCAGCGCTGGAAGGTCTCCTCCGCCTCCTCGTAGCCGCGCAGCATCGCCTTCTCCGCGACGTTCTGCAGGATGAACGAGAAGTCGCTGGTGGAGTGGGTCATGGCCGCCTTGACCATGTCCATCGGGCGCATGCCGCGCGTCGAGACGCCCCGGATCTCCAGCGCCTCGCGGGCCATCTCCCGCAGGGTCAGGCCGCGGAACTCGTTCGAGGCGTCGGGCTTGGCGAGGCCGGACTTGCCGAGCAGGGCGGCGACCGCGCCGGCGCGGAACTTGTCGACGGCGTCGGCCGTGACCGGGATCACGCTGCGGCTCGGCTCCTGCACGTCGCGCGCCGCCATCGCGTCGATGATCTTGGCGCGGGCCTGGTCGAGGGGGACGCCCTCCTCGATCAGCGTCGTCGCGACGTCGTCGCCCAGCTTGGCCGCTGCGACGGCCTTGCGGATCTCCGAGGCGCGCTGGCGCTCGGCCTGGGTGGCTTCGGCGCGCAGGGCGTTGACGTCGACGGTGTCGCCAGCCTGCGGCGCCGCCGGGTTCGGCGTGGTGCTCATATCGGGTTCTCCTTGGGTGTGTTCGGCGGGCAGCGCCGCCCGGCTCGGCACGGCAACGGCCGCGACGATCTCTCGGTCCCGCCGCAGGGCGTCGGGGGTGTTGGTGAGCCTCAGCTTGGACAGGTCGGCGCGCAGCAGCGCCGCCGCCTCCACCCGCCCGGTGACCTCGGTGGCGAAGCCCCCGGCCAGCGCCTCGTCGCCGCTCATCCAGGTCTCCGCATCCATCATCTCGGACAATTCGGCCTCGGCCTTGCCCGTGCGCCGGGCGTAGATGCCGACAAGGCTGTCCTTCATCTTGTCGAGCGTATCCGCCCCCTTGCGCAGCTCGTCCGCGTCGCCGATCACCACGTTCCAGGGGTTGTGGATCATCATCAGGGCGTTGGCTGGCATCAGGATCGCGTCGCCGGCCATGGCGATGACGCTTGCCATCGATGCGGCGATGCCGTCGACGACGACGGTCTTCCGGGCCGGGTGCTGGGCCAGGAAGTTGTAGATCGCCAAGCCATCGGAGACGTAGCCGCCGCCGGAGTTGATGCGGACCGTCAGCTCCCGGACGTCGCCGAGCGCCCTGATGCCCGCGATCACCGACTTGCTGTCCAAGCCGTCCCAGGCGTCGCCGACCACGCCATAGATCATCACGACGCCGTCGGACCCGACGGCGTTCTTCGGCTGCTGTTCGGACATCTTCGCCTCTATTCGCTTTGGGGGCGCGCGGGGGTGGCCGCGCCGCTGCTCTTGCGCGGGTCGCTGTCGAGGACAAGGCCGAGTTCGTCCAGCCGGCGGCTGTCGGCCGCGATTTCTGCCAGGAGCACGTCGGGGTCGTGCCCGTTCTGCCGGATTTCCTCGGAGAGCGATGTCAGTCCGGACCGGATCGCTTCCTTCGTCGATGCGATCTCCTTCGCGGGATCGATCATCGTCCGCCGCGGCGGCGTCCAGGCGACGGGCGGCGGTTCACCGCCGATCATCACCACCAGGACCTCCGACAGCCACGCCCAAACGCCGTCGCACATCTGCGGGATCAGCATGTGCCAGCGCCAATCGTCGACGTTCCGGCCGAATTCGATCCACCCCATGCGGCCGGAGCTGAAGTTGACGTTGCTGAGGTCGCCCGTCAGCGCCTCATAGGTCACGCCGTAGCCCGCGGCCATGGCGGTGAGCTGCTGGCGCATGTATTCGGCGTAGCCCTCCACGCCCGGCGGCGTCGCGAACGTCACCCGCTTGCCCGGCGCCAGGTGCTCGATGACCCCCGGCTCGAGCGTCTCGCTCAGCGGGGCGGCCGGATCGGCGGCGTTCAGGTCGGCCGGATCCTCGCCCTCGACGAAGGCGGCGAAGCAGGCCGCGATCTTCTGGCGGAGGCCCTGGGCGTCCTCGTAGTCGGCCACGTCGCGGTGGCGGATCAGCACGGGCGCGGCCCAGGGGACGCCCCGGACCTGGCCGCGGCGGTCGTCGCGGAACATGTGGATCACCTGATCGGCCGGAACCCGGCGCGACGACAGGGACCGCATCCGCGTTAGGTCGCCCGGATGCTCGTCGAACAGCCAGTAGGCGACGCGCCGGCCGAGCTGGTCGAACTCCACGCCCTGGTGGACGACGCCCCCGCCCGGCTGGGGCCCGTCCCTGCCGGAATCGAGGAAGTCCGGCTCGATGACCTGGATCTGCATCGGGACCGCCAGCCCGTCGGAGGCCCGGCGGCGGCGGCGGCGGATAAGCACCTCCCCGGACTCCACGACGGACCGCATGGCGCGCGCCTGGAGGCCGTAGAAGCTGTGCCGCCCGTCGGCATCGCAGGCGCTGGTGTCCATCCAGGCCCGCACCAGCCGTTCGACCTGGTTGCGCCGCCGTCCTGCCGGCAACCGCACCTGGGGAATGATGCCGGTCCCGACGACGTTGTTCACGATCACCGAGACGGCCCGCGCGGCATAGGCGTTGTTCCGCACCAGGTCGCGGGACCTGTTGCGCAGCAGGGCCAGTTGGTTCCGTGTCTCCGCATTGGCGCTGGTGCCCGGGGCCCTCCAGCCCTCGGTCCTTCGCCCCCGGCTCGCGCCCTCGTACTGCCCGCGGGCGCCGGTGAGCAGCCCCTCGAGATACCGGGCGCGGGCGCGCTTGAAGCCGGCCGTCGGGCTGATGGCGCTGACGACGCGGTCCAGCCAATTCAATCTTGCGGTCATCACAGCCCCGACGAGAAGGTGACGAAGCGCCGCCCGGACGATCCCGTGCCCGCCTGCGTCGCCAATGCCTGCTTGATGACCGACCGGGCCTTCAGAAGCGCCTCGGTGCTCTGGTAGGTGATCCGCCTGCCGTCGTATTCGACGGTGAGGGTGCCGCTCGCGATGGCGACCTCGATCGCGTCGAGTTGGGTCTGTGTGAAGGCCATCGTGTCACCTCAGCCATCCGCGCCGCCGCCCGAGCCATGATCCCTGGCGCGGCGCGGGTGCGACTGCGGGGGCCTCCGGCTGGGCCGCCGCCTTTTCGTTCGTATCTGCCGGCGCCGCAGGCTGCGGCTGCGGCCGCGCCGGGATCGCCAGCGCCGCCTCCAGCTCGCGCCAGCGCGCCTCGCCCAGCCTGTCCAGGCCGATGGCGACGGCGACGGCGCGGGCGTATTTCCAGCCGTCCAGCGCCTCGGTGGCGTGGACCTGCTTCCACTGGCCCGAGGCCTCCACCCACTGGTCGCCCACAAGCTGCTTGCACACCTCCTCGGAGGCGGCGGTGGACAGGTGGACGTAGCCGGCGGGGTAGCCGCGCCCGGCCGCCCGCTCCTCGTCAGTGGGCGCCTCCAGGCTCAGCAGGCCGTAAAGCTCCAGGGTCAGCAGGTGGCCGCCAACCATGCCATGGCGCATCCCGCGCTTGCGGGTGCCGCCGGTCGGCTTGGCGTCGCGGACGCTGGACCAGGCGAAGACCGGGGCGTTGAGCGTCGAGGCTCCCTTGACC